GAGACCAGTCCGTCGTCGCGGGATAGCAGATAGAAGTCATGGCGAGGTCTCCTGGTTGAAGTGTGCCACGGTCATGGCCGGAACATGATGATGTCGGCGTGATACCAGGCGCCCTGGAACGCCCAGTCCGCAGTCACGCCGGGCACCCCGTTCTCACCGCGACGGGACCCGGCGCCGGGGGAGGGGTTCTCCTCCGAGAGGTACAGCGGCGAGCCGTCCCGGGCCTGGTAGGGGATGCCGGTCCCGGCGATGTAGTCACCGGCGGTGTAGAAGTACCGGGTGCCGGTGCCGATCTTCCAGCCGATCGAGATGCCGTCGTGCCAGGTGTAGGCCACCGGGGTCGCGAGCCGCACCTCGTTCCAGCCGGCGACCAGCGTGATCGGCGCGGACGCGGTGGCGTTCCAGCCGTTGATGTTGTCGATGATCGGCCCGGTGTTGTTCGCGATCGGGCCGCCCACCTCGATGAAGTAGCCCATCCGGGCGGACTGCCCGATGTGCGCCGAGCCGGCCGGGACCCAGAGTCGGCCCCCGCGGAGCTGCCAGCCGGTCTCCGGCGTGCCGTTGGTGTAGAAGTTGCTGCCCAGCCAGCCGTTCGTGGAGAAATCCGACTGGCTCTGCTGCGGCAGCCAGCCTGCCGGCGGTGCGGCCGCGCCCAGCACGGAATGCTCCGCGCCGGTCGCCGCCATCCAGATCGTGGTGTTCGCGATCCGCAGCTCGAGCGCGTCGACGTTCGCCACCCGGAGTCCGGTGGCCGTCGACATGTCGAGGGTCTGCGTCATCACGGCACCTTCACGTTCCACGGGTGGACCGCATGGTCACCCGCGATGTGGCAGGACTTGCACATCGGCTGGTACCGCTCGACGTCCAGGGAGTACGCCGAGCCGTTCCGTTTCGTGTCGCGGCGCTCGTCCGGGTCGGTGTTGTCGTACGCCCAGTCCTGTGCCTGCTTCCCGCACCGCACGCACGGATGGGCGGACGCCTTGCCCCGCACCGCCCATAGGTGCTGGTGCATGGCGTAGTACGTCGGCTCTGTCCTGCAACCGAACGCCCCACAGGACTTCGTGATGCCGGAGCGGAGCCGCTTGCCCGCCACGGGTCGAGTCTCACCACACTCGCAGCGACACAGCCACATGATGTCCCCGGAGCGACGGCCGGGAATCCGTTCCAGCACGGTCCACCTGCCGTAAATATCCCCGGTCAGGTCCATGTATTCCTTCATGAGCAGCATCTTATGGCACCTTTACGTTCATCACGGGGTTTTGACGTACAGGTGCAGCGGGTTGGTGTCACTGGCCGGCGGCCATGATGCGGCGGGCACCAGTGTCACGGTGACAGATTCACCGGCCGGTCCCGTCGGGCCCGTGGCACCCGTGGCACCGGCGGGGCCCTGAATGCCCTGTGGTCCCTGTGGGCCGGGCCGGGTGACGCGCAGCGCCAGCTGCTGGTTCAGCGTGAACCCAGTGGTGCCCTGTCCGCCAGAGGCGACCAGCGACACCGGCACCGTGAAGTAGCCGGTGGCATTGGCGACCGCTCCGGTGACCAGCCACTCCTGCCAGTTCGCACTATTGCCGTAGTCCTGCAGGTAGATCTTGTTGCCCGCCACGATGGAGGCCAGCCCGATGGTGACGTCCAGGTTGTTGGTGTCCAGGATGTCGACGTCGAGCCGAGTCGCGGTGATCTGGCTGGTCTGGTTCCATCCCACCCGGCCGACACCGGGGTCACCGCTGGTGGCACCGGTACGGGCCTTGAAGTTGAACACGCTGGTGGACGCACCGCTGGGACCCTGGATGCCCTGAATACCCTGGATGCCCTGTGGACCCTCCGGTCCGGTCGGCCCGGTCAGCCCGATGGGACCCTGTGCGCCGGTGTTTCCGGTGTCGCCCTTGTCGCCCTTATCGCCCTTGGCGCCCGGGGTTCCCGGGATGCCCTGGATACCCTGGATACCCTGGGTGCCGGTCGTGCCGGTGTCACCCTTATCGCCTTTGTCACCCTTCGCGCCGGCAGGACCGGTGGCGCCCTGACCGCCGGTCGGTCCTTGCGCCCCCTCGGCACCCTGCGGACCGGCCGGTCCCGGGATGCCCTGGATGCCCTGCTCGCCCTGTGGCCCCTCGGGTCCTTCCGGTCCTTCCGGGCCCTCCGGTCCCGGCGGGCCCCCAGGCGTCCCCGGCTCACCCTGCGGGCCTGCGGGCCCTGGGCTGCCGGCGGGGCCGGGGGGACCCTGGATGATGACACTGCCGTCACTTGCCTCTGTCACCGGTGCCACCGTGGTGAGGTCCACCACGGTGCCGGCGGGCAGCACGAAGTTGAACGGCTTCCGGTACACCGCCCGGCCACCCCGGGTGAACGCGAAGTGGACATGCCACTGCCAGTTGTACGGGTTGCCGCTGGTGTCGTCGGTGGCCCACAGTGCGATGTCGTGGCTGCCGTCCAGGGCGAGATACCCCTGCGCGTCGAGTGTCACTGTCACCGTCTGGGGAAAGAATGTCACCGGCGCCGGGCTGGCGGCGGTGACCAGCACCACACTGGCGGTGGGGGAGAACGTGACGCTGCCGAGCAGCGGCTCCGCGTCAGGCGCCGCGCCCGGGTCCTCACTGTCGAGCACACCGGCGAGGAACCTGCCGTGCACGGTGCCGTAGCCGATCTCCGGGAAGTCAGTCATCGTCCGCTCCGATCGCGAGTCCAGCCATGGCGGTGTCTCCGAGCGCGAGCGTGAACCGTGCCGCGGTGGCGGGTGGCAACGTGCCCGCCAGGGAGTAATCCGTCACCGCAAACGGTGCCAACACGCCGGTGGTGCCCACCACGGTGACGGTGCCCCAATGGATGGCGGAACCCGCGAACGCCCACCCCGACACCTCGAACGGTGCCAACACGCCGGTGAAATCGAGAACCTCCACCGTGCCCAATGCGGCCATCACTCACACCATTTTCATCATTGCCGCTACAGTCACGCCGGTGGACAACACCCACGAGTTGGTGCCATCACTCACGGTGTCACCACGCGCCACCGATGCGTCGGCCACCACACTTGCCACATCACGCAACGTGCCCAACCACGCGCGCGGCGCGGTGGCTACACCGGCACCCGCGTTGCCATCGGTAGACACCGGGATGAGTCCCGCCATGCGGCCCGACACCGTGGTGTGGTCGGCCGGAAACCCGGGCGCCTTGAGTGCTGCGCTATTGGTCCCCACGAGAGCCGCCTGTAGCAACATGTTCCATGTGAAACTCGAAGCGGTGGTGTGTTTCGGCATGCGGGTGATGCCGCATGCTTGGGTGCCGGTGAACCCGGCACCGGTGATTTTGGCCGCAACCAATGGATACACATCGGCGCCGGCCGCTGCGGCATGTGCGGCCGAGGGCACAAACGTGCCCGCATAAATCATGAATGTGGGATTATTGGAAACCATCACCACCACCCGGTCTCGGGTCAAGGTGATCCAATACCCAAACGCCGATGCGGTCAGGTCAAGGTTCCCATTATTGGCGGCCGCAACCGTCGCCGTGGCGAAATAGTTCCAGTTGGTGGACTCGAGGGAATTACCGGTGGCGCCCCACGGTGAGAAATACACCGCATCCGCCGAGCGCACCGAACCGGAACCAAACGCCGCCCGATAGGCCAAATCGGTGGCCGGGTCGAAGAACTCCATTACCGACATGAACAATGTGCCCGGCCCGGTGGTGGTGTAGGCAATATCGAGGTACCAATCCTTGCCCATGGCGTTGCCCGCGGCCGGTGACAACCACACTTTATGGGTGCGGACACCAATCACCACGGTGTCGGTGAGCGTGAAACCGAGGGTGGTGAGCTCGGCCGCCATGAGCGCATACAACGTGGGGCCAGGGTTGGCGTTGGTGACGGTGCCGGTGATGTAAGCCATGGTCAGGATTCCTCGTCGATGACGTACAGCGTGGTGGCGACCGGCGGGGAGAGCAGGTCGTATGCGGTGCGGGTGATGGCCTCGACGCGGGAAATCCCCGGTCCGAAGATCTCCGCCAGGAAGGTATCCAGCACCGCCTGCAGCGCCGCCGGGGTGACCGCGATCAGCTCCGATGTGCCCGCCTCCGCCTCCACCGGGGTGGCGAACCGGGTGATGCCCTTCACCGTGGTGGACGCATCCGCCGGCGCGGCCGGCGGTGCGGCTTCGAGCGCGTCAAGCCGGGCATCCAGCGCGTCGAGCGTCGACTCGATGTCGCCGGACCACAGATAGAAGGTCTCGTGGTACGGGTTCTCGCCGACGTACGGCGGCGAGTGGGTGACCGCGGTGGGCTCGACTGTGGCGTACCTGGACTGCGGGAACACCGGCTCCGGCTGCAGTACGAACTCGACTGGGGGAGCGATCGGTTCGACGATCTCCAGGAAGGCGACGTCGGTCTCGTGGCCGATGGCGGGGAAGTTGGGCATGGTGTCACCCCTGCACGTAGGTCAGCGGCCAGATGATGCCCTCGGTGGGTGGGCCGGGAGGTTCCGGGCACTCCGGGCACTCCTGGGTGCCGGCGAGGTTGTACCCGACTATCGGGCCGCGCAACCCGGCTCGGAACGGGAACCGCGACACGGCGCCGTAACCGAGCGGCACCGCCGGGTGCTGCACGACCGGGCCCGCAGTGATCTCCCGCAGCCCGCTACGGAAGGGGAGTTTCTCCATGGCGCCGTGCGCAACCATGGCCTACACCGCCTCCATGAGGGTGGTGTACCAAACGCCGGTTGCGGCAAATGCGGTAGTGCAGACATAGGTGACACCAGCCACCGTCACGGTGTCACCGCGCACCACCGTTGATGCGCACAACGTCATAAGGATGGACGGCAACACACCCATGGGGCCGGTGCCACCGACGGCACCGGTTGATGGCGAGTCGGCGGCGTACACGGTGAGGTCCACGCCGTACCGGGCGCCGAGGGTATAGGTGGACCCGGCCGGAATGGAAACCGTTGCCTGTGAAACGGGCCGTGATGGCTCAAGGTGCCCCATGTTCGCCCATGTCACCGATGCCGTCCATTTCGGGTACCGGGTCAACATGATGGTTGCGTTGGCGGAGGTCACACTGTTATCGGCTTGCCCTTGCCCTGAAATGAGGCAATACACCAACGGGTAGGCTGCGGCGCCCGCCCATGAAGCGTGGGGTTCCGTCGGGGTGTAGAACCCGGAGAACAGCACCTGGGTAGGGACCAGGGAGGAGAGGCCGATAACCCGGTCGGGGGTGGCCGAGAACCAATACCCGAACGATGCCGTCGAGGTGGCAAGCCGGCAGGCGAGTGATGCGGTGGTGGGCGACGGCAACCAGTTGGCATGTTCCAGTGCGTACCCGGTGGCGCCGTATTTTGAATACGTGGTGGCATCCGGCACCCCGGTGGTGCCGCCGAAACTCCCCGCCATGCGGTACGCCAAATGCGTGGCAGGGTCGTAGAACTCCATGGGCCACAATGTGAGGTTGCCGGTACCGGTGGGTACGAACGCGCAGTCCAGGAACCAGTCCTGGTTGCGACTGTTGGATGCAGCCGCGGACTTCCACACCTTGTGGGTGCGGGCACCCACGGTGAGGGTGTCCACCAGGGTGAACCCGGCGCCGATCAGCGCCGGTTCGATGGCGTTGTAGAGGCCGATCACCGAGTCGGAGCTGGTGATGGTGCCGGTGACGTACGTCATGGTGTCTCCAGGGGCAGGTAGGTGAAGGTGACCACGACCATGCCGAGGGCGCCGGACTGATTCGTCACGGCGATCGGCACCATGTTGCCGCTGTTCACAAAGCCCCGACCGCCGGTGGTGATGGTGAACGTCCCCGGTGACAGGAAGATCGCCTCCAGGAAGCAGCCGTGGTCCGGGGAGGTGGCGGTGGGGAGCGTCCCGGACGGCCGCGTGGCGTCGGCGTCACGCTGCGCGGCCGTCCGGTACAACCTGACCCGGGCGGGGATATCGACGGTGACATCGAACACGTCGAACGATTTCGACATGGTCACCGTCGCCAGCTCGATGCCGCCGTCCGGCAGCGACCCGGTGATATGGGTGGCGATGCTGCGTGCCAGCGAGACGTCGGGATCTTCCTCCGCCTCCAGCGCGTGCACCGAGGTCTCGACCTGATCCGACCACTGCCGAAAGTCGTCGCCCCACGGGTCCGTCCCGTCCGGCGGCACATTCTCGGTGATCGGCACGGGAGTCTCCTATCGCTGTCGCCCGGTGAGGGTCCGGCCTATCGGGCGGCCCCCTTCACGAACCGAAGGGGACCAACCCGAAGGGACCGAAGCCGAACCCCTCTAAGGGCCTGTCACCGTCACCGTGGTGGTGACCCACTGCGTGCCGTTCTGCGACGCCTTCACCGTGTAGGTGCCGGCGGTGTCGTAGGTGTGGCTGGCCTCGCCGGGAGCGGCGACGTAGTCCCACTCGCCGTCGCCGAAGTCGTACCAGACCGGGCCGGTCGAGATCGGGGTGACGTCGAAGTCGGCGGACAGTCCGGTGACGACACCGGCGACACTGGTCAGCGCAGCACCGGACGGGTCCAGCAGCGGCCGGGTGCCGCAGGCGGCCTCCGGCGGTGCCACCGTGGTGACAACCATCAGCATGTGGTCGGCACTGTCCAGCGCACTGGGCAGCGGGGCCGCAACCGACGGGGTGGCGTTGTTCAGCAGCACCGGGTAGGGACCGACGCCCCAGCCGTTGCCGTCACGGGTGGTGGAACCCGAGATGGTGAACGTGGCCGCGCCGTTCTCAATGGTGAAGTCGCCGACGATGCCGCCCTTGACGAACGGGAACAGCAGGTAGCCGTAGCTGCCCTGCGCGTTCGGGTCGTCACAGACGTCCGCGTTCGGGGAACCCGCCCACAGTTCGAGGGCGAAGCCGCCTTCACGTTCGATCTTGGTGTTGATCGTGAAACCGATCGCGTTGCCGGCCGCGTCGAGGTACACCTCCTGGCCGGTGGCGAGAGCGAACAGCTCCACATCCACCTCACAGAACGTGGCCTCCACGCCGTACCCGGTGAAGCTGGTCTCACTGGGCTCGAACACGCAGACTTCACCAGCGGCGTTCTGCACGCTGATCTCGTCCGAGTCGGTCGAGTTGGCGGTGAACGCGACGGAGATGAACCCCTTCGACGTCACCTGGTTGCCTTCGCCGTAGACCGGGATGCCGCAGTCGTTGACTCGCGTCAGGCGGATACGGCGGCCCTTGACGAGGCTGATGCACTTGCCTGCCATTTTTCCTTCTCCTTCGTGCCGTGTCCGGCTTACGCGGATCCCGCCGCGTCGATCGCGGCGAGCATGTCGGCCTTTTTGGTTGCGTCACCGAGGTCGACGTCGTGGGCATCGGCCCACTCCCTGATCTCGGCGTTCTTCCACTCGTCCGTGGGGACGGGTGGCGCGCTCTGCTGCACGTCGCCGGCGCCGTGGTAGGCGTCGATGACCGCGAGCGGAACGACATAGCCCTCTTTCACGGCAGCGACCTCCTGCGGGTCGACGCCCGCCGCCTTGGCGGCGTCGAGCGCCGCCTGCGCGTTGGCGCGGGAGCGACCGGCGATGAGGCCGTAGCCCTCTGGGATGTTTGCCATCAGTCCTCCTCGGTCATGGCAGCGTCACTTTCCACACGTCGCACTCGATCGCGATCGAGAACAGCCGTTCCGCGAGCGCCCGACCGGTGTTGAGCGTCGGCTCCGGGGCGGTGTTCGCGATGATCGGTCCCCGCCAGATGGTGGTGGGACCGCTGGCGTACGCGGTCTGCCCAACGGACGGCTCGGACAGCACCACCACCGGAGTGTCGAGCCAGGTGCGCAGTTCCCCGTTCAGCCCGGGCGGCCGGAACAGCCCGGCCGCGGCCGCCACGGTGGCGGTCAGCGGGGTCAGGTAGATGTAGCCCTGCGCGGGCACCTGCGCGGCAAGCACCTGTTCCAGCAGCCCGATGCCGTGCGCCACGGACGTGCCAGTGCCGGGGGTGGTGGCGGTGGCTGCGGCAGCGAGGAGCCCAGCCAACGCCCCATCCACGACCCGGTATTCACCGGCCCGCAGCACCCGCTCCGCCACCCCGGAGAACGTGTCCATCCCGCCGGACAGCCAGCATTCGACACCCTGATAGGCGCCGAAGTTGCTGGTGTAGATGGCATCTCCGGCGTCCCCGAACGTCTTGGCCGTGCCCGCGGCAGGGCCGATGGTGACCCAGCAGTCCTGCGGCAGCGGGTTGGGGAACGCGCATGGGTCGGGGATGAAGATGTTGCTGAGGTGGTGGCTGGTCGAAACGTCGATGACTGGCAGCACCTGCAGCGACGTGTTGGTACGCGCGGTGCGGGGTGGTGCCTCGACGTAGGTTGTCGGAGTAGCCATGCCCTACCTCCTCTCGGGAGTGGACCCCCGGGGCCACCGGGCAACAGGTGACCCCGGAGGCTTAACTCACGGGGTGCAGGACAGCTCGGCAGCGCCGGTGATGCCCTTCAGGCAGGAGATGTCGACCGACACCTTGCGGCCGGAGCCGCAGGGGTTGATCAGCATCCCGGCTTCCTCGAAGAACACGGCGGTGTACATGTTGACCTCGAGGCCCGCGGAGTCGTACACGGTGTCGAGGTTGATGATCGAGTTGTTGCCCCACACGTAGGTGCCGGCCGGGTAGATGAGCGCCTCGAACGTGGTCGGCCATGCGGTGCCGATCCCGGTGGAGGTGTTCAGCGGCTGGTAGGCGTTGATGAACTGCGGTGCGAGGTGCCGGGCGCTGAATCCCTGCTGGATCTGCGCGTCGGTGAACGCGAGCAGCGCCTGACCGGAGCGGCGGGCCATGTCGGCGCGGAAGATCTCCTTGACCCAGAACGGCAGGACGACCTCCATGGTGGCGTCCGGGCCCAGGAACTGCTGCTGCCGGATGATCGCCGCCTGCAGGCTGATCGCGTCGAGGATGTCGGCGGAGACACTGCCGAGCTCCACGAAGTTGGTCGCGGCACCGATGTGGGTGTTGACCCGGGCCAGCTTCACGGCGGACATCTTGTACTGCCAGCCGATGGTCGACAGGTTCAGGAACCGGCGGATCAGCTCCGGCCAGCCGGCGGGGCTGGCGGTGAGGATCGGGGCCTTGAAGCAGTAGCCGAACGCGTCGAGCCGGTGGTCCTCGAAGTCGGGGCACTCGAACTCGAAGCAGACCTTGGGGGTGCCGGCCTCGGCCTGCGCCTCGGTCTGCACGAACCCGAAGTCGGCGTCCGCGAGCAGGTCAGCCAGCTGCGGACCCTTGGTGAAGTTCAGACCACCGTGGGTGATCGTCACCTCCGGCAGGTCGAACAGGTCGACCGCTGTCTCGTTCTCGCAGAACGTGTACAGCGTCTCGGACGGCGCACACCAGCCACCGGCCGCGAGGAGCGACTTGCCCGGCAGCCGGGACTCTTTCGCCGCCTCGTTGATGATCTGCAGCTGCTCGCCGGTGGACTGGCTGTTGGTGAGGGTGAAGTCACTCTCGGGGCGCTGCAGAGTCGCGACCTGATACCGCTCCATGGACGCCTTGTCCTTGCGGCCGATCAGCATCCGGGAGCGGGCCATGAACGCCTTGACCAGGTCGTCCATGCCAGCGAGCTCGGTGCCGGCGGTGAAGTCGGGGACGTTCGCGGACGCGATCAGCACGCCGCCCTCCGGGGCGGGCGGGGCGAGGTCAGCGGGCTTGGGCGCCTTGGACGCGGCCCGACGGACGGTGCTCTTTCGAGCGGCGGATGCGGCCACGGGCTCCAGCTCCTGTTCTGCCTCCGCGTCGTCGGACTCCTCGGTGTCCTCGTCGGGCGTCTCGCCCTCGTCGTCTCCCTCGTCGCCGTCGCCATCGGCGTCGGGTTCCTCTGCCGGGGTGGATGCCTCGGTCACTGAGTTGCGGGCAGCGGCGAGCTTGTCGGCGCGCTCCTGAGCAGCGACCTCGAGCCCAGAGCGGGCGTCGGTGAGGGCCGCGAGATTGTCGGCGAGCGCGACGATGTCGTCGACCTGCTCGTCGGTGATCTTGTCGTCGTCGATCGCGTTCAGCTCGGTGGCTTCGGCGAGGGCGTCGTCGTGAAGAGTGGTGATCTGCTCGAGCGAGAGGCCGTCAAGGCTCTCTGGCATCTTGAAGCGCATGGCGAGGCTCCTGATTCATGTGTGCGTTCAGGGAGGTCACGAATGACCATCGGAACCTGCACGCACTTCGGCGATCAGGATGCTGCTTCTGGACCGGAGGCTACGCCCTCATACGGCTGTACCGCAACATAAAACCGCGAGGCCAGGGAAAGGAACCACCCAAAACCCGGCCTCGCGGTAGCCGTCAGGCTGCGACCAGCTTGCCATTCTTGCTGGCCGCGGCGACACGCGCCTGCGTCTCAGTGTCGTATGACTTCTTGCTCCCGTCGGGGAACGCCACGGTCACCGGCCGCTTGGTCGCGCTGGCAGTGGTGGTCTTGGCTTTGTTGCAGCTGCACATTTTCAGGTCCTCTCCAGTTGTGCCCGCGCGGCGGCGAGTCGTTGTGCCCGTACGGCTGCACGGGCGTCCGCGGCGCGTGCCGCGAGCTTGGTCTGGTGCATCACCCGGGTGACGAGCTCCTGCACCAGTTCGGCGGTGCCGTTCTCGATCTCCTCGTCGAGCTGCGGCTCTGCCGGCAGCGCGCCGGCACCGATCAGGGAGACCTGCACACCACCGGACGCGGCGAGGGTTTTGACGGGGAAGCCGGGGGTGTTCACCACCGGGATGCCGATCAGTTCCAGCTCCCCACGGATCTCCCGCCAGTCGCCGGAGACGGCGCCGACGGCGCGCATCGCGGCGATGTCCTCATCGGTGACCCAGGGGGCGAGCACCCCGGAGTACCAGATGCCGTACTCGTCCTCGCCGAGGTTCACCCAGGCGACCACACTGGTGGGGTCGTCGTAGTGCGCGGTCGCCACGGCAAGCCGGTCGTACCGACCGGCGTGCCCGGTGCCGTAGCTGATGATGCCGACCGGCTGGTCGCCCTCATCCGTGTCGACCAGCCCTTTCTTGTAGTAGGCGTAGTCCGAATAGGATCGGGGGACGTCCTGGCAGAAGCCGGCGACGCCGACGTGGCAGACACCCCACTCTGCGGCATAGCCGTAGACCCGGCGGGTGTCTTTCTCGATTCGCAGGGGGAGAGGGCGTTCGAGACTGGGGTTCTGGAACCACTCGTGGGGATACACCGTGGCCGCCTCTGGGGTGAGCCGCGCCGCTGGGGAGCGGAGCGCCGAGCCAGCAGCAGTGATGACCCGGGAACCGTGGTGTTGGGCAGGCCAGAACCCCAGAGCCTCGTAGTGCATATTGGCACACAGACCTGCGAGCCAGTCGGGATTCTGCACGTACTTGGCGAGCTGCTTGCGGCAGCGGTTGAAATCTCCCGGGGCGCCCCACGCGATCTTCGCGGCCCCTTCACCGCGCACCCAGTAGCGCCGGATCCGGGCGGTAGCCACCGGGTGGGTGATCCAGCCCGGTCCGTCCTTGGTGCCGGGCGCGAACGCGTGCGCGCCGAGCGCCACCGCATAGTCGCTGGACGCCAGTGCGGCGGCGCCCAGGGCGATGCTGTCGCCGTACAGCGCCTCGGTGTCACTGCCCCAGTCCTCCGGGATCTCCACCTCGGGGCAGCCGAGTGAGGATTTCCGGGACTTGATGTGCGCCTTCACCGGGCCGGGGTCCTTGGCCCGGCCGATCGCCTGGATGGCGTTGCGCAGGTCGTCGCAGTTCTCGATCGGGTAGGAGCCGTCCGGCATCGCGGCGCCGGTGCCGGCGTCCTTGTCGCGGCGGGCCTGCGGGAAGTCACGGAACTCTTCCTCGTGCGCCTGCAGGAACTCGGCCTCGAGCGCGGCGCGGGCGTTGTCCTCGGGGGAGTCGGTGAGGTCGACGACCTCCCAGTTGTCCATGCAGCCGCAGGCTTGCAGCGCGGCGACCTGCGCTTCCCGGTCCTCGTCGCTGAGGTCCTCCTGGAAGTCGTGGCCGAGCGCGATGTACGCCTCCTGGAACGCCGGGATCGCCACGATGGTGAGCCCCGCCACCCGCATTTTGGAGAACACCGTCTCGTCGGGGTTCATCATCGCCACCAGGGCGTCGAGCATGTCCTCTTCGCCGTCGCCCATCGGGGTGACTTCGATCTCGGCGTCGTCACCGTCGATGGAGGTGCCGCGGACGGTGCCGTCGACGATGCCGTCGATGACTTCCTGGGCGTGCGGTTTGGTGAGCACCACGACACCCTTGAACCGCCACATGTCGGATTCGTCGTCCCGCCAGGCTTCGTCGATCCGGCCCACCGTGACAACGTCACTGGTGCTGCCGCCATGTGTCGATGTCACCTCGTAGCGGAGCGGGAGGGGGAGTGCCCGGGTGGACAGCGCCCCGACCGCGAACTTGCGGCCGTCGCCGGTGGAGATCCCCTCCGGCGCCAGCACCCCGTGCACGGGGATCTCGGTGATGAGCTCCTCGTCGTCCTCCGGGGTGTCGGGGACCAGGTCCTCCTCGTCGGGGGGTTCTACCGCGATGTCGGCCGGGTCGACCCTCGACGCGAACGCGTCGTAGCCTTCCACCACATCAGGATTCTCCTCCACCTCATCCTCCGGGCCGATGATGTACGTGTTGGCGCCCATGGCCTCTCCTTGCCGTGCAGCAGGCATGAGAACACACCTGCAGTTGATCCAGACTTCTGGCGGGCCGACCGGTTCCCCGGGGAAACCGAGGCGGGTGCCTGCCACGTTGAACGTCGAGCCGATGGGACGTATCTGCCCGTCCACCACCTCATGCGAATCCCGTACCGCCTCGTCCTGCATCGTGGTCCACCGTTTGAACCGTTCGCCGTGACCGAACGCGCCGGTGATGGTGCCGGCGTTGGTGGCGTAGGTCGACAGCCACCGGGTGATCCGGTCCACCTGCGCGTCGGTGACGTTCCCGTCCGGGTCGGTGGTCAGGTCGAGGGTGTCGGCCAGGTCGGTGCGGAACCGGGCCAGCGGCCGCGAGTAGGGCCGGCCGGGGGACTCGGCCTGGTAGTTCTCCAACCAGATCTGCGCGGCGGCGTCGACGATGACATCCGACCAGTCGGACTCGCCGCGGCTGTAAGCGGCGAGCCCTTCCTCAACGACTGGTCGGATGTAGCCATCGCCTGCCTTCAGCCGAACGTGACGTTCGGCAGCGAAGGTCCGGGGGTCCATGTCAGGCCGCCGTCACCGCGGTGAAGCTGAGACTGAGATGCCGCGACAACGCGTCCCGCTCGTGCGGCTTGGAAAGCCGGAGCAGTCCGATGGTGTATTCCTGCAGCGCCTTCTCGAGCTGCAGATTGTAGCCAAGCCCGCCGACACACGACCAGGCGTCCTCGAGCAGCTCTTCGCATTCCAGCCGTGACAGTGTCGGCACCGACATGTACAGCTGCGACGCGGGGATCTTCACCGGTGTCCCGAACCGGGCTTTCAGCTTGTTGCCGGCACGCTCGAGCGCACGGAACACCATCACCTCGGCGGCGGTGACGAGTGGGTCGAGGCTTGCCACCGCCGCCTGGTCCTGGGTGTCAGGTTCCGCGCGGCGTGGGTGTTCGTCCAGCGACCGGATGGGGCGTTCCTCCGCCGGCGCGGCCGGGGCGGGCTCCGCAATGTTGACACCGAGAATGCGCAGCGCGTCGGCCACGATCTCCGGGGTGGTCTGCCCGGAGGCCACCTTCTGGATGAACCACTCGATGCGCTCCTTGTCGTCCATGGCGTCGACGGATGGGTCGAAACCGTTCTCCCGCAGCACCGCCTCACCGCTGAGCTGCGCCCGGTCGTACAGTTCGATGGCTTCCTTGGACCGGTTCGGCCGCATCCGCAGTTCGGAGGTGTCCGCGACGATGTCGTAGTCCTCCCAGTCCTCGACGTCCTCCGCGTCCAGGTAGGGCCGCAGGTACCCCTCGGTGATGGCGGAGCAGATCACATCGAGCAGTGGTTCGGTGTGCGCTTTGATGGCGGCTTCTTCGATCTGCCAGGCCCCCCAATGGTTCACGTCACCGGTGCCGGTGAGGATCTCCGGCGGCATGTCCATGCCGGTGGCGAGCCGCACGGTGGCCGCTTCGCGGAGCGGCCGGATCGCTTCGTCCAGGCCGGTCCAGAACTGGATCAGCTTCACCTTGTCGAGGTATTCGCCGGGGCCCTGCAGGATGACGGGCACCAGCCGGGACGCACTCTTCCGGTCGGCGATCGACGCGCCCATGGTGTCGCTCAGCACCTGCGCGAACCCTTCCGGGCCGGAAAGTTCGAGGGCGACGTTCTCGTCGCCGTCGGTGGTGATGCCGGTCTGCGTCCGGGTGGGCAGTTCCATCTCGGACGGCAGCAGCAGCACCCCGGCGCCGGACAGCCGGGAGTCGATCTGCGCGGCGGCGTGCTGCGAGTAGCCGACCAGTTCCGCGAGGGTGGACATTTCGGCGCGGCTGGGACAGTCGGACTGTTTCGCTTTCCGCGGGTGGGGTTTCCACAGCCGGATCACCAGCGCATCACCGGGGAGCTCGTCGTCGCTGACCAGCACCGGGCCGTCCTCACCGCGCTGCCGCACCTCGGTGGCGGCGGCGACCATCCATTCGTCGTGCTGGTCTTTCGATTCCGGCACGCCGATGATGAACGCTTCACCGACGGCGGTGAAGTGGATGCCGAGGAGCCGCAGCATTTCCCGCTGCCCCTCGGTGCCGCCGAACAGGTTCGCCATCGCCTCGGTGGCGGTGGCGTCCGTGGTGGGCACCCCGTTCTTGTGCACCACCAGTTCGGCACGGCTGAGCAGGTTCCCCACCCAGGACACCGCGAACCGGAACTCCGGGACGACGTCGTAGAAGTCCCAGATGGCCTCCTGCCATTCTCGGGGCTGGTTCTGCTGAACCCGGGGGCCTTTACGCTCCGATCTGCCGATCGAATAATTCTTGGCAGAGGCGTACAGGGCCTTCGGTGGTGCGGAGACCACCTCTGACCGGAGGGCGGATTGGCGAGGCATCCGCGCACCTTCCATCGTGCACGTAGGGGAGAAGGGCGAGCAGCCCCCTGCCTGGCATGGTAGCCCGGTTGGTGCTATTCAGGCGAGTGCCCGTCCTCGTCGTGGTGCACCAGCCAGGACGCGCCGTAGCTCATCGCCGCCCACAGGTGCACGATCCACCACGCCCACAGCAGCGGTTCCCAGACCAGCAGGCCCAGCGCGAACCAGATCATCGAGCCCAGCATCAGGTAGGGCGCGTTGCACCAGTGACACGTGACGATGTCACTCCAGCTGCCGCCCTTGGTGAGTTTGATCCAGGAGTCCCGCAGCCATTTCGCCGGCGGAAAATCTTCATGCACCAGAATACGGACGGCGCGGGCGACGCCGACGATCGCGACAATGACGGTGGCCAGCCACAGCCACGGGTTGTCCTGGTACAGGGAGACGGTCATCTCGGGATCCTCGCTGTCGCGCGCACCGCGCTGACGATATGGGACGGCAGGAACCGGGGGATCTCCAAGGTGATCTTGGTGGGATCCCCGATCATTGCCTTCCGCTTGTTGCGTTTCAGCTCGGTGGCGCACCAGACTAGAGCATCGACTCGGTTCGGGGAGCGCCCCTCGCCTGGCACCCAGGACACCATCTCGGTTTCCAGCTTCCCCAACCGGCCGTTCTTAGCGTGGACCGCTTCGCCCCGTTCGTAGAACGCGGCGACCGGTTCCGCTCGGAGCTTCTTGCCGTCGGTGGCGTGCGCTTCTAGGATGCGCCCCTCGTAGCCGGAGCTTT